CCTTGAGAACCAGTATCTCCCTTATCACCTTTTTCACCTTTAAGAGACTCTAACTGTTCCTCTGTGAAATCGTCATAAGTGAATGGGTCACCTTTATCGCCTTTGTCACCCTTATCACCTTTGACTTTTAAACTATCAAGCTGTTCTTGTGTGAAATCATCATAGGTGAAAGCGTCACCCTTATCGCCCTTTTCTCCACGTTCACCTTGGACACCTTGAATACCTTGAATACCCTGTGCGCCAGTATCGCCTTTTTCGCCCTTGTCACCTTTAACGCCCTGTATTCCCTGTGTGCCTGTGTCTCCCTTTTCGCCTTTTTCTCCAACTACTCTGCCTAAATCAAGTGTTGCCATGTCTTATATCCTCCCTAAACATTGAGTATCAAGTGTCCGTTATCGTTAATCGCTAAGTCGGGAGCAGTATCTCCCGAATAAGCAACCAATAAATGACCGTTGCTATCAATCTCAAATCCCCACATTCCGTCAACAGGTACGGTAATACCGTCTATTCCCTTGTCACCTTTTTCTCCCTTTGCTCCTTTAAGGTTCGGCGTGACAACTAAGCTCTGAAGCGTGGTGATATTAAGCCTATATAAATCGTCTGTATTGCTTTCGTCCTCGTAGATCTCTGGGGAGAATCCGTCAAACTCGCCGTTATTAGCATCATCCCGGACAGATTGCACTATAGACCTTTGTGCCGCCAACTCATCCATGATCTGACTGTATACTGTCTCTGTTGGCTCTGTGGGTGTCTCCCCATCTGTATAGCCTGTCTCATACAATGCCACTGTAGCACTGTCAACTGTGATTAGATCTCCTCCAAACACTGATACATTAAAGCTGTCACACTCTAAGACTTCCCACGGGACTACACAATCTCCGCTTGCGTCAATCAACATTGTGAACGGGTCTATTCCTTTTCCGGCAAATATAGCACTTGCCGCCACGCCCTCCCAGTCTGATGTTTTAAAGTCAAAATGTGCTTTTAGATAATTCTTTGACTTTTTGACCGGGTGGAAACTGTCTATCCGGCTTATATGCTGATTACGTACCGTAAATCTTAGCTGTGCGCTCATTCCTCCGACTTCCTCCATAAATTATTAAAAATGTACTGTATCATTCTGCCTGATAAATTATGTCAATTTTTATTACTATCGAACAGTTGTTCGGTTCTATCATCTTCGTGGCTTCACGAAAATGATTACTCCTCGCCAAACAATCCGCTGTCCTTGTTTGCCGCGCTCTCTGCCTGTGCTTCTGCTACCCATGCCCGCGCTTCTTCTTCCGTCAATCCCCGGTGCAATACCAAAAAGCGCACCTTTGACATGTAGTTGTTCTGCGTTAGCTGATAATCAAACGCCCGGTCTTCCTCTTCGGATGCCGTCAAGTCTGCAAAGTCGGCGTAAATCTCATAATTCCCGAACTCTCCCGGTACAGACTTTTTATTTAATGTCATCATCGCGTCAAGGATATACGCAATGTCGTGTATATAACCAATTCGCCCGGTGCCGTTTGTCTTCGGACGGTCTAACAGGTTTCTGTAGGTCATCACCGTGTTAATCGTCCGCTGTTCGCTTGCTTCTACGGCTGTAGCTGTGTTAAAGTTTATCTTGTTTCCGTCAAAGCTAAAATAAGACGCGTCAAATCCGCACTTGTAAGACAGGATGGACAGATAAAAGTTAATGCCGTCTATGCGGTTCTGTACCTGCATCGTGGGTGTCCACTGCTCAATATTACCGTCTGCGTTTATACCCATTTCAACGCCACGTACAAAGCGCGGGAGTTTTATCCCCATGTTATGCGCATACTGTACAGCGGATTCTGACACAAACATAACGGGTTTACTGTCTTCCGTTTCGACTCCCATCGTGGACATTGCAATGTCAAGCCATCTCAACTCCTCTATACACTCGGAAAAGATAGAACACCCTAGAGGGCTGTCCGTGTCAATGGTATTGGAATACGGCGTTTTCATATACACAAAAAGCGGTTTTTCCAGATTATCAAAGCTGACTTCCGGCTTAAAATCAGCCCATTGTGTTTTTTTAAGGCTAATCTCTCGCCCTAATTCTTCTTTTTCATCAGATACAAAAGCCTTGTTAGATATTTTGTACTTTTTTTCCGCAGTCGTTTCCCCGGTCTCATCGTCCGTGACTGTATGTGTTTCAAACCTGTGCCACTCGGCGCGGGTATAGTATTTGTCGATATCTGTATAATAGCTGTAAAATATCGCCCCTGTTACTGTGCCGTCAGAATCATAGTCAGTTATTCTAAAACGATCAATGTCACTGATATATTCTATGCCCTCTCCGTCCCACTTTGCCATGATGCCGCCCAGCCGGATCACGCGCTCTATAATTTCCTGTGCACGGCTTAAAAAGTCCTTGTCTATTGCATCTTGCATCATTTCAGCCTTGCCGCCGCTTCTCCTCGCAACTTCGCCGCCCTCTGTCTGTATTGGCTCTCCTCCGGCTGTAAGCTGTGCCGCCTGTGCTTTTATGTCGATATTCTGGACGATTAGAGATGCCAATTCCCGCGCTATGGTATTGCTAAAGCGGATGGTTTTAATGTCCCCGCCTACCCATGGGGGCTTATACCCGTTTGCACCCTCCAGCTCTCGCCATGTCTGTATAGCTGTCTCCATCTCGGATGATAGATAGGTCTTTACCTCAAAAGCTGATTCTGCGTCCGTCTTAAAAAGCATCTTAATTTTTCCCCTTATAAAATTTAGCAATCCCATGTGTGATATTCTCCATGTGCAAAAAGATAAATCGGATTTACGGGCTATGAACCCGTGCCGCCCTTGCGGGTGTTCTGCCGCCTAAACTAAAATCCGATAACCCCGCGCGGCGTTTGCCGCTTTACAGCCTGTCTAAGGCTACGGGGCGAAGGAGGTGAAACAAGGTATGTCCAAAAATTAGATAATGTCTGTTTAATAATTCCATCGTAAACGGCGTTGTAAAAATGTCTTTACAAAATAGCGGTCACTATCCATCGCGTGGTCATTCTCTTTTATGACTGCATCCTCACCGCTTTTATCGTCCCATGAGTACAAGCCGTACTCCTCAATGGTTGCCGTGCATCGCTTGTAAATCTTAAAAGTGCCGTTTACCATCATTGTAGTTGTAACTCGGATGCCGTCTAATACATTGTTGTCAGCACCTTTTACAGTAAATTCGCCGTGCTTTTTTATCGTCTCAATAAACGACGCGGCTGACGGGTCTATAATGATCTGTGACACCTTGCGCCACCCTATTAGCTTTTTCAGCATCTCATAATAGGCTTCATCGTCCACGCGTTCCCCGGTTTCACGCGCATTGTAATAGATTTCATATTCTTTTTGTGCTTGCCGTCCATTAAACGCCCACAAACCCGCCGCAAATGGGTTGACTGTACCATAGTCGATAGATACAATCCACTCCTTTACCCCGGTCATGTGCTTTTTTGCTACATGCTTTTCCGGGTCAAACATACTGTATACAAGCCCTTCCGCGACACACCACGCGCCGTCTATGTATCGGCGGTAAAATACGCCCCTGTACATGGATTTATAGCGGGCTTTTATCTCCTCTGTCAAGCTGAGATTATCGTCCATCGTAAAATGGAGGTATAAAAGGTTTTTCTTCTGCGCCTGGTCAATCCAATTTGTCTTAAACCAATGTCGGGGATTGTCCGGGTTGCAGTTAAACCAAAACTTAGAGCCTGTAACACTACAACGCCCAGTAGCCTGATTGACAAAAGATTCTGGCATGAGTGCCACCTCATCAAAAAAGCATCCGGCAAGGGTCAAGCCCTGTATTAAATCCTGACTGCGCTCATCTTTGCCGCCGAAAATGTAAAAGTAATTGATAACACGCCCATCATTGACTATTAACAGATTCTCGGCGCGTCTGTCTGTAATCTGGTAGCCACGCGCTATTAGCATAGATTTTAGCCACACAAGGACATTGCGCCTAAAACTGCCGATGGTTTTACCACACATTGCAAAGTTTTGTCCGGCGTATCGGCTCATAGCCCATAACACAAAAGAGAGGGACATGGAAAGGGTTTTGCCGCTCCTAATCGCCCCATCGGCTATAATGCCGTCTTTGCGATTAACAGGACTGCCATCTGTCCACCATGTTAATACCTGTTTTTGTTTGTGTGAAAACGGCTCAAACTTAAATCCGCTTTGCGGTTGTGCTTTACTCATCATCGCCCTCGTCCGGCTCGTCTTCCGCTCCGCTTTGCGGTTGCTCCTCGTAGCCCTCCCACACCTCGCCCGCGCTTGCGCTCAGTGCTTTTAAAAATCCATCGTCAACCTTAACTTGTACCTGTGCGGGGCTGTCAGCCTGTCCGAGATTATTCTTACCCCACCAGATAGACATGGTGGGATTCTCCTGCGCCATTTTAAATTGGCTTCGGCGTATGCTTATCTTGCCGATGTCTTTTTTTTCTTTGTGTATGACTGCAAATGTTTTTCCGTACTCTTTTTTACACCACCGATTAAGTGTTGACGGGTCAATGCCGCCAAAAACAGCGCACACCTCATCTTGTGTACACTGTATTGCGCATAAATTTTCAAAGACTTTTTTATCAATGCCGGCTGTAGGTCTGCCCATCTTTTTTTTTACTTTTTCTTCTGCCACTGATCCCGCTCCTTTCTGCCTGTGGTGCTTTGCGGCTGTCTTTTATGTCTCTTTGGGGTAGGGTGTCCACCCATCATACTCGCGATTAAAAGCAATTATTCCGTCAAAAAAAAGATTTATAAAAATCTACTAGCCCTGTATCTATGGTGATTACTGTTTGCTCCGTCCGGGGATTGGTATTTATATTTGCACTCCCCTCTATTGCAAAGTCGAATCTCTCCCCATATCCCGCCATGATTTTTGAGTGATTGCGAAAGACACAACACCGCGCCCCGTCTACTATGCAGCTTTCCTTTAAATATGCGTAAATTTCCGAATAACTCCCCGGAAAGATTTCGCCCACATAAAAATCTACGCGCCCAATATATCCCCGGTCTATCCAGCTTTTAATCTCTTCTAAATCTGTGATTGCCATGCACCATGATGATATGAGCACATATTTGATTTTTTGCTGTTTAACAATCGCCCGTAAATACGTAAGACTGTCTACATCCCCGCCGCTTATACAGTGATAGCTTGCGCCCTGCTCAAAGTGCCACGGCAACTCATTTTCCAACGCAATTTCTGAAATGATCCGGCGCGTGTGGTGTCTTTGCGTTCCGCGTTTGTAATATACTTTTGTCTTAGGCGCGGTCTCTTTTGCGGCTTCGGTCTTTTCCGCGTCCTCTTTTGCGGTTGTATCGCTGAGATCGCCTAAAATATCCCCGGTCAGGTCTACATTTATATTTAGGTCGTTAAAATCCATCTTTTTTACCGTCCTTATTGATATTTTAGCACGGACTTTTGCCTAATTTGTAACATATTTTTGCAATAAAAAAAGCTGGGGTTTTTGCCCTCGCTCTTTTCTGTCCCTGTTTAACTATACAGCCTTTCCTTTTTCTCTTCAAATTCTTCCGGGCTGTAGTCTTTCATGCAATACAGGTAAAACCTACTTTCTTTCCCTACTCCCTTTTCACCTGCCGTATATGCTACGGTCTCCCCATCCAGCACCTCATACACTCCATCATCTGTAGTCCCGGCTTCAAAATTTGCGATAAACTCCGCATCATCGCGGCTCTCTGTCTCTCTTATCTCTAATCCTGTTTCTTGCCTAATAACTTTGTATCTCATCGTTTAGTCCTCCTTTATTCTCTCTCCATTTTTATAATTGATATAACCAACGCGCACGGTAGTTAATACGTTATAGCATTCAATGTGTTCCGGCTCTTCTCCTTCGCGGCAAATTGTAAAATTCGCTCCATCGCTCCAACACTTTCCAGCTAATATTGCATCTTCGCGTGTTATAAAAATTTTTTCTTTTTTCTTTCCGTCTTCCGTGTAATTTAAAACAAATCTTGTGTTCAACATTTTTTTCACCCTTAACCCTTTCTCTTTTTAATTTAACAGTTACTTTCTATCAATTCAAAATCTCCGTCCTGGACTTCTTCGTATACTTTTTCTGCGGTCGTTCCAATTTATTCCCATGTGTCAAAATTATCGTTACCATAATAGCAACCATTC